AGGAGACCGTATGATTGGGATCCTAAGTATAGATCCATCAATTAAGGATCATCAATTATTTAACAATGGCGTTAAATACAACAGAAGGAGAACCAAATGCTAGAAGCGATTAAACCTCTGATCGACAGTGGATTGGTGAACGAAGATACTAAGCAAGCAATTAGCGAAGCTTGGGAAGCAAAGTTGGCAGAGACCCGTGAACAGGTCCGCGCTGAACTACGCGAAGAATTCGCCAGAAACTACGAGCATGATAAGTCAGTTATGGTTGAAGCTTTAGACAAGATGGTGACCGAAAGTCTGAAACAAGAACTGCAAGAATTTGCAGACGACAAGCGCAAGTTGGCCGAAGACCGCGTGGCATTTAAGCAACATGCTTTAGCTACAGGTCAAAAGTTCAACAAGTTCTTGACAAGCAAACTGGCTGAAGAAATTCAGGAGTTGCGCAGTGATCGTAAGGCTCAAATGGAATCAATTTCCAAACTTGAGCGTTTCGTGATCAAACAACTGGCTGAAGAAATTCAGGAGTTTAGCACAGATAAACGTGATTTGGCTGAAACCAAAGTACGCTTACTGGGTCAAGCAAAAACTCAACTAGAGTCATTAGAACGCAAGTTCGTGGCTCAAAGTGCAACCATTGTTAAAGAATCAGTGGCCAAGAATCTAAGAGCTGAACTAACACAGTTCAAGAAAGACATCAAAGAAGCTCGCCAAAATATGTTTGGCCGCCGTATCTTTGAAGCCTTTGCCAGTGAATTTGCAGTTACACATCTCAATGAAAATACCGAAATTAATAAATTACGTAAAGTAATTGAAAATCAGGCTAATGTCATTGCAGAAAGTAAAAAGCTGATCACAGCAAAGACACAGTTGGTGGAAAGCAAAAATTCAGAAATCCGCGTTCAGAAAGATCTTCTAGAACGTAAAGAAACTATGAACGAATTGCTGGGTACACTGACCAAAGAAAAAGCACGCCTAATGAGCGAGTTGTTGGAATCAGTGCAGACACCTAAGCTAAAATCTGCATTTGACAAGTATCTACCAGCAGTTCTAAACAATAGCCGACCTGCACAAACACCTGCTAACAAGCAAGTATTGTCAGAAAGCCGTGTAGAAGTGACTGGTGACAAGGCTGTTAAGACGGTTGTAGAGCAAACAGACACTAACGTCGTTGAACTCAAGCGTTTAGCAGGGCTAAAGTAGTACATTTAAGGAGAAATAAAAATGACACAAGCATTACTAGAAAGTCGTTGGGGTGAAACTAGAGAAGCCCTGTTAGAAGGTCTTCAAGGCTCACGCCGTACGAGCATGTCTGTAGTGTTGGAAAATACACGCAAACACTTGATGGAAACCGCAACAGCTGGAGCAACCGCAGTAGGTAACGTTGCTACACTGAACCGCGTGATCCTGCCAGTGATCCGTCGTGTTATGCCAACCGTTATTGCGAACGAGATCGTTGGTGTTCAACCAATGACTGGTCCAGTAGCTCAAATCCATACTCTACGTGTACGTTACGCTGACAGCGTATCTGACGGTAGCAGCTATGGCACAAGCACAACAGCTGGTGACGAAGCACTAAGCCCATTTAAGATTGCTGTTGCTTATTCTGGTAGTAACTCTACTGGTCAAGCTACAAGTACAGCTGCTCTTGAAGGCGTTGCAGGTAACCGTATCAACGTACAAATCTTGAAACAAGTTGTTGAGGCTAAAACTCGCAAGTTGTCAGCACGTTGGACATTTGAAGCTGCTCAAGACGCACAAGCCATGCACGGTTTGGACGTTGAGGCAGAAATCATGGCCGCACTTGCTCAAGAGATCACAGTTGAAATCGACCAAGAGATCCTAGGTTCTCTACGTTCATTGGCTGCAACTGACTATGCATACGACCAAGCTGCTGTATCTGGTACAGCTACATTCGTTGGTGACGAACACGCTGCTTTGGCTGTTCTTATCAATCGTAGCGCAAACTTGATCGCACAGCGTACACGTCGTGGTGCTGGTAACTGGGCTATTGTT